TTACAGATTAACCTAGACAGAGTGAGTCACATAATCACTGATATGCATTGTGAAGACTCAAATGGTTTAGGAAAATTAAAGATCATAGAAACACCAATGGGAAATATTGCGAGAGCATTATTAAAAGCAGGAGCGAAACTGGGTGTATCAAGTAGAGGTAGCGGAAACGTTAACGAAAGTGGACGTGTAAGCGACTTTGATATAGTAACAGTAGACATTGTGGCCCAGCCCAGTGCACCAGATGCCTACCCAAAGACAATCTATGAAAGTTTATTTAATATGCGTGGCGGTGCTCAATTATTTGACACTGCTGGTGCATTAACACACGATAAAAGTGCAGAAAACCACTTGATGAAGGCTATCACTGGCTTCATCAATGAATTAAAAATAAAGTAGGAGACTACGATGGCAGTGAATTTTAAAGATCTACTTGAAAATGCGGAACTTACTGAAGAAGTAAAGTCTGCTCTTCAAGAAGCATGGGATTCTAGAATCGCTGAAGCAAGAGAAGAACTTACTGCGGAACTTAGAGAAGAGTTTGCACAAAGATACGAGCATGACAAAGGTCAAATCGTTGAAGCAATGGACAAATTCATCTCAGAAAAAGTAGAAGCAGAAATTTCCGCTATTGCTGAAGAGAAAGAAGCTCTTGCAGGTGATCGAGTTAAGTACACGAAAGCCATTAGTGAGCATGCCAAAGTTTTAGACAAATTTGTAACTGAAATGGTTGCAAAAGAAGTCAAAGAACTTAGAGCAGATAGAGCCAAAGTAGGTGAGCATGTTGCAAAATTAGATGATTTTGTAACAGAGCAACTTGCTAGTGAACTATCCGAGTTCCACGAAGACAAAAAAGGTCTTGTAGAACAGAAAGTCAAAATGGTAAAAGAAGGCAAAAAGCAATTAGCAGAAGCCAAAGCAGACTTTATTAAGAAAGCCGCTGACAAAGTTGAAAACGTTGTCAACAAGGTTATTACTAATGAAGTAAGTTCTTTCCGTGATGATATTACTAAGGCTCGTGAGAACGATTTCGGTCGCAGAATTTTTGAAGCATTTGCAAATGAATATGGCGTGAGCTATTTGAATGAAGCAAAAGAAATCAAGAAAGTACAAAAACAAATCGCTGAGTTGGAAACTAAACTTAACGAATCTCAGAAAGCAATTTCAGAGAAAGAAGAAGCAGTTAAATTAACTGAGTCTAAGTTAAGAGTAGCAGAAGATCGTTATGCTCGTAAAGAGAAACTTAACGAACTAATGGCTCCACTTGGCAAAGAGAAGAAAGAAATTATGTCTGATTTACTTGAAAGTGTTAAAACAGAAAAATTGGAAGAGTCCTTTAACAAGTACTTACCTTCAGTTTTAGATGGCGAAACACAAAGAGCGAAAAAGACGTTGTCAGAATCAGTTACTAGTGAGCACACTGGTAATAAGGCATCTGTAATAACAGAGGCCGATGACAAAGCGGATGATGTAGTTGAAATCGACATGATCCGTAAATTAGCCGGACTTTCAAAATAATAGGAGTTAGAAATGGCAGATTTATTTGAAAGCAACTGGTCCGCAACTAAAGACGCTTTGCTAGAAGGTCTTTCTGGAAACAGAAAATCTTCTTTAGATGTGGTCCTCGAAAATACAAAGAGACATTTGTCAGAGGCCGCAACAGCAGGTGCCACAGGTGCAGGCTCAGTAGCAACATTAAACAAAGTTATGTTACCATTAATTAGAAGGGTTATGCCTTCTGTTATTGCTAACGAACTAGTAGGTGTTCAACCTATGACTGGTCCAGTAGGGCAAATCCACACACTAAGGGTCAGATATGCTGAAACTGGTGGTGGAGCAAGTGCTGGTGATGAGGCTTTAAGTCCTTTTCAACTAGCAGGTTCATACGCAGGTAGTCCAGACGCTACAGCAAGTGCTGAAGGACAACCAGGTAAAAAAATGTCAATCCAAATCTTAAAAGAAACTGTCGAAGCAAAGACAAGACGTTTAAGTGCTAGATGGACATTTGAAGCGGCACAAGATGCAGAAGCAATGCATGGTGTTGACGTTGAAGCAGAGATTATGCAGGCATTAGCTCAAGAAATCGTAGTTGAAATCGACCAAGAAATTATCGGTTCACTAAGAACTCTTGCAGGTGCAGGTACATCTCTAGACTTCAAAGGATCAGCATTAATCGGTACACCAGCATACGTTGGTGACAGACATGCTCTTCTAGCAATAGAGATCAACAGAGCGGCTAACAGAATCGCGGCTAGAACAAGACGTGGTGCTGGTAACTATATCGTTGTATCTCCAGAAGCATTGACAATCCTACAAAGTGCGTCAACTTCAACATTTGCTAGAACAACTGAAGGTTCTTTTGAAGCACCTACAAACACTAAGTTTGTTGGTACATTAAACGGAACAATCAGAGTTTTCGCTGATAACTATGCGGCTGACGGTACTAAAGTACTAGTTGGTTACAAAGGATCAAGTGAAACAGATGCTCCAGCATTCTATTGTCCTTATATCCCTCTAATGTCAACAGGTCCAGTAATGGATCCTGCTACATTTGAACCAGTTGTAAGTTTCATGACCAGATATGGTTATAA